GTTACTTTGAGAAGTCTTGGAATTTCAACTAAAGAAGTGATTGATGAGTTTATCAAACGCAAATTGCTTCCTAAAAACTTTCATCAAATCACAGTTCAAAACGTAAATCTCTAATGACTAAAACAGATCAAACTGCTGAGTCCATCAAATATGGTGGACTTAGCAATTCTGAACTCATGCTTGTTTACTACCGTTTCAAAAACTATGTAGACAATCTTGAGGAAGGATTAAGCAAAAATCAAGTGTCTAAGTCTGTGAATACGCCAATGGGCAGAGCCACAGCAATTGTACAAGTTTCAGATGAACATATTGCAAAGTTCAAATCTACTGAATACTATAAGTTGTCAAAAGCAATTGTTGCAAAACTGGGCCCCATTGTGGAGTTATTACAGGAATGTGACGACAGCTTTAAACAACTTTCAGATGAACTACGGTAGAGTAAACAATGTTGTGTCCTACTCTGAGTTCATTTCTTTAGAAGCTAAAGGACTCTACGCTATTGTTTGCTCACTTTGTGGGAACAAGGATTACTGTTATCCTGCTATTTCCACACTATGTAAAATGTCTGGAAAAAGTAAACGTACTGTTCAAAGACTTCTTAAAGAACTGATAGACAGAGGCGTTGTACAGAGATTGTATGACCCAACTCAAAGGAAAACCATCACCTATAATTTGATGGATAAAAGTAAAATTTCTAAAACCAATAAAAATGAGTAATTCAATTTTAAGTGAACTAAAGATCATTGAGGACAAAGATCTTAAATTTAATGACCACGTATTGATCTGCATTGAAGCAGATGACAATGGCATTCCTGTTGGAAGCGCTGTAAAAGTAAAAGGTACTCCATACCAAACATTAGGTATGATTGATCTTGCTATTAGAAAGCTTGAAGAAGCTCGTGAGTCTATTCATGAAAAGTTTGAAACTGTTGAAAATGCATCACGTGCAATGAATAGTATGCCTTCTCATATTGTGGACAAAATCAGAAAGTTTGAAGAAGAAGCCCGTGAAGCTGTGAAAAATGGTGACATAGACAAGCTTGAAGAACTTAAAGATAGAGTTAAAAATGAATTAGGTATTACAGGAGATGATGATAATGATTCAGACCCTGACGGATTTAATATGAATGACTTTAAAGGAGGATTTTAAGAAGAGGGCGAGTGTCATGGGTGACACCCATGAAATTTTTCCGCTTTCTCTTTAAATACTTCTCTTTACTTACTAGTCACTGGTGACACCCCTAAAGTGTCACTGGTGGCACATTCATTCAAAAATTTACCTTAAAAATCAAACACTTACAATTATGGGAGTAGACATTTATGGTATCAGTCCAAAACTGACAGAAACCAAGCCTGAATTACCTGATAATTATGAAGAATTATCTGAAGAACAAATTCAAGCTTACTGGCAAATGCGTGATGAATGGGAACAGAACAATCCAGGTTTTTACTTTAGAAACAACTGGTGGCACTGGCGTCCATTACAAATGCTAATAGGAGTGTTCAATGATGCACATGAACTTCATATACCTGAAGACCAAATGAAAAGTTTAGGGTCTAATGGAGGTAATGGTGTAAAAGACAAAGGTCATTGTGAGCAATTAGCTAAATGTTTTAGAGAATTGGCAGCACAAATGAAAAAGGATGACACAAAAGTTATTTACTTAAACACTGGTTGGTGGCATTTTGCAGACAAAAACCTCAACAATGGTAGATCCATTGAAGATGAAGAACTTATTGATAAGTTAAATCAAAAGTACCCTGGGTTGTTCTTTGAAGCGCCAACTCTTAACGGAATTGACTATGAAGCTTCCCACGCTACAAATATTGACAACATAGAAGAGTTTGCTCTTTTTTTAGAAAACTGTAATGGTTTTGAAATTTATTAATTAGAAACTTTAAAAAAAATCAAGATGATCCTATTACAATCATTTATTAGTGGAACTAGTTATCAAGTAAAAACTCTTCCAAAACAATCATTTGAGAAATCATTGACACGTCACATTGATGACATGAAGATTACTTCTCCTATTGCAGAATTTGCAAAGTATCCTTTAGGAACTATCTTTATCACAGATGGTTATGATTTTCCTGAAGATGATCACTTGCACATCCGCAAAGAGAACGTAGTAGCAATGTGTTATGAAGGAACTGTGTTTCCTCTTGCACATGTAGAAAAAGAGCGTCTTCAACAACTAGCTGATTTTACTGTTAATTATATGATTGACAGTGATGAGTTTGGTATTGAAAAAGCTAAAGCATTGGCAGAACAATTTGCATCTTATGGTTATGAATATGACTGGGATGCTATGATTATGCCTAAACCTATGGAAGGTGGAGAAATTCCATCTGGTACAAACTTAAAGCGTACTATTGCTGCAAGTTATCCAGTACCGTCTGTAGATAGTATTGGTTTCCATATTGATCCTGACATGTGGTTCTTACTTGTGAGAAACGTATTGAGAGGTGAAAATACATTGTTGATAGGCCCAACAGGTTCTGGTAAAACAGAAATTGTATCGCACTTGGCAATGGCAATGGAAAAAGAAATGCACATTCAAGACATGGGTACTGTGCAAGATGCTCAGTCTGCTTTACTTGGCGTTCACCGTTTGAACAAAGAAGGACACTCATCATTTGAGTTTGCTCCTTTTGTGAATAATATCCAATCTGGAGGCATTATGTTGCTAGATGAGTTGAACCGTTCACCTCTTGCAGCAAATAACATCTTATTCCCTTGTTTGGATAAAAGACGTTACTTACCAGTAGACATTGCATGTGAAGATTGTGATCGTAGGATTCCAGTAAATGAGAACACTGTGTTCTTTGCAACTGCTAACCTTGGTTCTGAGTACTCTGGTACTCATTCAATTGACCGTGCATTGTTGGACCGCTTCTTCCCAATTGAATTAGGTTATCCTACTGAAAAAGATGAAGTGAATGTACTTAAATTACGCACAGGTATTGATGAGAAAGCTGCAACTGCTATTGTACGTGTATCTAATGAAATACGTAAGCAATACAAAGAGCAAGAACTTTCTACTCCTGTATCTGTACGTCATACTATTCAAGCTGCAAGTTTGATTGCAGATGGCTTTGATGTTGATAAAGCTTTGCTTGCTACTATCATGCCATTGTTTGAAGATGGTATTGGTGTATCAGAGCGTAGCAAGGTACTTTCAATAGTATCAGCGTTCTAAAGTTGAATAGGATCAACTAACGTGATGACACAAGGGTAGTGTAACAGCTACCCTTTGTTGTCACAAATATTCAAAAAATTGTGACATGAGCAAATTAGTAAAAGATTGGTTTAACCGCAGGGCTGAAGACGCATACACATTCAATGATGAATCAAAGCGTTTCTTCAACTGGGATAAAGGTAGGAGTTCTTACTCTTCATACTTTATCAGAAATGACAATACTCTGAAAGAAGCTTCCAAAATGGTTGGCTCTATGTTCAGAGTTATTGGTGTACCTAAAACATTTAAGTATACCAATGACATACAAAGTGCTTCACGCAGTCATGATAGAACATCAGTTCAAGTTCCACTCAGCATGTTACGAGATGAAGATGGTAATTATCTAGACAATGATAACAACCTTCTTGATGCATTCTATGGAGCAGCAATCCAAAATGCATGTTTGGCTTCAATGCAAACAACACAAGAGTATCAAAAAACTATGCAAGCACGTGATACATCGCGTGGTGCAACAGTTAAAGATTTGTTACTTAGTGTGTTAAACACAGAACGTATTGATAAAAAACTTGCAGATCGTCTTCCTGGTTATCTGAAATTTGTTCAGAAGTACAAAGACCACAGGTTTGAAAACTATGAAGGGCCTGGACCAGAAGAGAAAAAACAAAAACGTTTGTTAGATCTTGTGGTAAAAATGTTACGCTATCCAGCTAACATTACAGAAGAAGACATGGATGAATTTGCTGAACCATTGAAAGCTATGGAACGCTTGCTTAAAAAGCATGGCGGTATTCCTGCAGACTTTGATGGTTGTGGTAGTATGGCTACAAGTCTTTCTAACATAGTTTACAAATATGTAGAAAAAGAAGAAGAACCTCCTGGAGGTGGTGGTGAAGATGAAGATGAATCTTCTGATGGAGATGATGATTCTGGTTCACCAAAAGGTAAAAAGAATCCTGAAATGTCAAAAGCAGAATTGAATGATTTTGCAAAAGACATGATGGAATCTTTGATTAATCCTGATCCAGGTGAAAGTTCAGATGAAGATTTTGCTGATGATTTTGCTGACTTTGTTGGCGACATGGATGAAGAAGCAAAGCCTAAAACTGACTTTGACTGGGATAAAGAAGGTTCTGCAGGTGAAGGAAATGTATACTTCAAGAAAGCAGATGTAAATGAGCACTCAAAAGATCGTTACAGAAAAGCTTTGACAAAAATTGATACAACAAAAGCTGCAGTACTTCAAAAGTTATTTGCTCGCAAGAGTAAGAACTATGAATTTGCTATGAAATCAATGCGTTCTGGACGTCTTGATACAAACAAGATTGCAGAAGCTGCACAACAAGTACCAACTATCTATGAAAGAATGGGTCAGGTAACAACAAGCAAGGTTTGCGTTGGTGTTCTTATTGATGAGTCAGGTTCTATGGGAGGTACAAAGATTGAAAAAGCAAGAGAAGCAGCAATTTTTATCAATGAAGTATTCAAGAAAATGCCTGATGTTGAGTTGTTTATTTATGGTCATACTGCAGATACTACAAACACAGGTTCTGTAGACATGATGGTGTATCGTGAGAAAGGTTTCATTACTGATTCATTTTCTCTTGGTTCTGTTTCTGCTCGTGCGAACAACAGAGATGGTGATGCCATCTTTGCAACAGCAAAACGCATGCGTAAGCAGACAGAAAATCAGGGATTGCTTTTTGTACTATCAGATGGTGCACCTTCAGCATATGATTATGGTGGACGTAGTGCCATAGATGACACCCGTAAAAAAGTATTACGCGCACAATCACTAGGTTTCCAAGTGATTCAGATAGCAATTGAAGAGCATGTTCCTTCACGCGATATGTTTGATTACTTTATCAAAATGACAGACATCAAGAATCTTCCAAAAGAACTTGTTGCTTACATGTCAAGAAAGGTAGATAAGCTTATCAAAGAAAAGGTTACAGTTTAACTAACATACAGGTGGTGATTAATCTCATCACCTGTTTTATTTTTTTATTATGAAAATGCATAAATATATTATTGCAATAGTGTGGCTTATTATTGTAGTAGCAATTCTAGAATTATTAGACTTAGGGTTTTTCTTAATGAATAGACCAAGTAGCATGGCTTTTTATGCAGGACTTGTTATTACAGCAGGAACATTTCTTGTTGCAATAAGACTTACTGTATTTTTAGTAGAAGAAGCTTTAGAAGCTTCAAAGAAATTTTTCAAAAAACCTTATAAAAACAAAAAGAAATGAATCAGTTTATCATTAAAATTGGAGCTATTGTAGCTATTGTATTCACAATGTTTGTCTTCATGGCAGGATGTGAGCGTATTGACGCAGGACACGTAGGTGTTAAAGTAAACATGTATGGCACAGGAAAAGGTGTGGATGATGTAACAGAAGTAACAGGATGGGTGTTTTACAATCCATTCTCTACTAAAATTGTTGAATTCCCAACTTTTGTACAACACAAAGAGTACAAACAAGTAATTGAAGATGGCAAAGTTACACTTGACGAATCATTTGTGGTTAACTCAAAAGATGGTTCTGAATTTCATGTGGCTCCTATTGTAAATTATTCTGTACAACGTGAGAAAGTACCTTACATTTTTTCTAAGTATCGTAGAACATTAGAAGAGATTGAAACAGGTTTTCTTAAAACTGCAATTTATGATGCATTCCGTCTAGTAGCTAACTCTTATCCTGCAGATGCATTGATCTCAAATCGTGAAGAATTTGAAATTAAAGTGCGTCAGATGTTAGAAAAGCAATTACTACCAGAAGGTTTTGTATTAGCACAGTTTACATCAAACTTAGTATATCCAGAAACATTTAAGAAAGCAATTGAAGCTAAGAATAATGCTGTACAAACAGCACTTACTGCAGAAAATCAAGTTAAAACAGCAGAAGCAGAAGCTAAAATTAAAATTGCAAAAGCTGAAGGTAATGCACAAGCTATGTTAACTCAAGCACGTGCTGAAGCTGAAGCAAATAACTTAAAGCAGAAGACTTTGTCTTCTATGTTATTACAACAACAATGGATTGAAAAGTGGGATGGCAAACTTCCTGTGTATGGAACTGCTCCTCAGATTTACAAACCTGTAAACTAAAAACATGAGCACTATCCGTTTTATTGCAGATCTTCATTTTGGTCATGAGAACATGGCTAAGAAACGTGGATTTGAATCTGCTGCAGAGCATGATGAATTCATAATCAAACGTTGGAATGAAACTGTTTCAAAACGTGATGTTACTTATATCCTTGGAGATGTATCCATGGAAAAGAAAAGCCCTTATCACTTGCTTTCACGTCTTAATGGCGTGAAGCATGTGGTATTGGGTAATCATGACCGTCATCAAGATGTAGCTGAACTTTTGAAACATGTTCATAGTGTATCAGGAATGATAAAACACAAAGGTTTTTGGCTAACACACTGTCCAGTACATCCATTTGAACTTGAAAGAGTTTATGGAAATATACATGGGCATGTTCATGAAAATATAATTGATCATCCCAAGTACTATTGTGTGTCTTGTGAGAATACTAATTACAAACCTGTTACTCATGAAGAGTTAAACATTAAAATTCCTAAAAAATAACAAGATGGAACAAAATAAAATTGTTGAAATGACATCAGGAGGTATTGTATGTGACAATCCTAACTGTGATTTTATTGATGAAACAGTTACTGTTGAGATGTATCAAGATTTTCTTAACAAACCATGTCCAAAATGTGGTGAAAATCTTTTAACAGAAGAAGATTTGGAATTGGCAATGCGTCTTAGATCATTAGGTAACTTTTTTAATTCTCTGTCCCCAGAACAAATTGAAGAGTGGAACAAATCACAAGGTTATGAAGTAAAACCTGAGATGAAAGACAAAAAGGTTAAAGTTACTTTTCATGCACACAAAGAAATTTCAGTAAAAGAAGTTAAAATAGTTGACTAATGGAACAAGTAATTAGAAAATCAATGCTCATCCGTGAAAGTGGCAGAAGTACAGACTTTATATCACCAAGCTTTGGGCATGGTTGTCTATTTAATTGTACATACTGCTACATGAAACGTCATAAACCTGAAGGTTTGGACATTGCCAAGAACACAAGTGAAATACTGACTGAAATTAATAATCACAGTTGGTTTTCTACTGTAGAAAAGCCTAATCAAACTCATGAAAAGTTTGTTACTTATGATATCAGTTGTAATGAAGACTTTGCATTGCATTTAAAGTATCATAAGTGGCAATACATCTTTGACTTTTTTAAGCAAAGTGAGGTTGCAATGGGTTCTTTTGCTACTAAATATGTAAACAAAGAACTTCTTACGTATAATCCTGAAAAGAAGATACGTATCAGATTCTCTTTGATGCCTCAGAAATATGCTGATTTGTTAGAGCCAAATACAACAAAGATTATTGATAGAATTAAAGCTATTAATGAATTTATTGAAGCTGGTTATGATGTTCATATTAACTTCTCACCTGTCATTGTAACAGATGATTGGTTAGAACAGTACAGAATGTTATTTGAAGGCGTTGATGCTCTTGTAGATAGAAAGTATAAGAATCAGGTTAAAGCTGAAGTTATCTTTTTGACTCACAACCGTGATAAGCATTTTTACAATTTGCAAAATGATTTACCAGGTGAAGAACTTTTGTGGAATCCTGATATACAAGAAGACAAAACTTCACAGTATGGGGGACTCAACTTACGTTACAAGCATAATCTAAAGTCTCAGTACATTGATCAGTTTACACAACTTCATGATGAGATTATACCATGGAACAAGATCAGATACATCTTTTAAAATCAGCATATGGAAGTATTAAGTGAAGGTTCTAAAGTAACATATGTTAAAGACAGAACAAAAGAACATGGTATTATAAAAGTCTTTTCTGAAGATGGTAGATTTGCGTTTGTAGTTTATCATTGTAATGATGATTGGGATAATTACAAAAGTTACACAGGTCAAATGACAGCAGTATCAAACTTAAAACCAGGATGGATATGAAAGGAGCATTTCATTGCCCACATTGTGGCACAGCAAACGCATGTAATTGTAAAACATGTGCACCTCACATTAAAGAAGGTGAGTATGTCAATACATGGACTGAAGATGGAGAATTTCACATATGTGGTAAATGCTCTAAAATATATAGTCCAGATCAATCTTTAGATGAAGAGATGAGACAAAGAAATTTTCCCCTGCAAGGCGGAATGGATGTGGGTAATCAGGTAGACACTCCCCAAAACTAGTGAGGTAATGAGAGGCAAAACAATTGTCTGACACTAGCAAAATCGTGACAGCGTGGAAAGACACGCAAAATAGTCAGGTGGCGGAATATCATTTTGTTGATGTCAACAAAATGGTCTGGTAGACGCAAGTTATTTATACGAAAGTTATAGGTTCAAATCCTATCCTGACTACTAACAATTTAAAAACAAACAAAATGGAAAAAGAACCAAAGTACAAGTATCCAGTTGGAGACTTTTTAAGTGGCTTTTCAGAAGATCAGTCAAATCCATGTGATTATGAATTAGAATGTCAACGCATGGTTGTTAAAGGAGTAGAATATTTTGATGAAAATCAAAAAATGTTTGACCTCATCAATGAAGGTGGCAAAAATGTTTTTGATCCAGAACTTAAACCTCTTGTAGATCATATGATTGAAGGTGGTGATGGACAAACAGGTGCTATGGTTAGCCATACTGTAAAGCATGCATTTTATGCTAAAAAGTTAGGTTGGGATAACTACATCTCAAAAATGACAGAAAAAACAGAAGAAGATGCAGCACAAGACTAAGTTAAAATTAGCAGCTGTTCATCAAATCTGTGATGTGACAGATAAGTCTACAGAACACATGCTTCAGTTAATGCAAGATATGTGCAAAGTTGACCTAGACACATGTGTAAAATACATGGAACTAGGTGATGAAGAACATAAAGTATTATTTGAACAAGTAAATGCTGTAGCACAAATTATTGTTGACATAGATAACTCTTTTTAGTATGACTTTAGAAGAATGGTTAAAAGATGTCTATTATGACCAATATGGACAATATCTTTGGAGCAAACAAGATGCAGATGGTGGTAGTCAAATGATTGGTGAAATTAGAGGATGGGGTGCATTACAACATGAATTTAAAACAACAGAAGAAGCTTCTAAGTTTCAAGATGAAATTGGTAAATTCATTGCAGATGCAATAAATGAAAAGGTACATCGCACTTTTTCTAAACCATTGACTCCTTTACAATGTCATCCACCAACATGTTGTGGATTTGAAGGTTGCAAAAGAGAAATAAACGAAGGCATTTTGCAAAAAGAAGGTAACTATCTTGTATGTCCATGTGGTAAGTATAAACAAAATTATAAGGTTGCAGGCTTATAATCATGTATTATAAGTTTGCAGTCTTATATAACACTAATTGATATGGAAAATTATCCTCAATGGCTTAACAATCTGATATACTTTTTTGCAGGTATTGGATTTGCAGGCATAATGCTAATGTTTTTATGAGTAACCCAGACTACAAATTGAATGAATTTCAATTTGATCAACTCTTAAATAGTCCACATCAGTATGGTGTGAGATCTTATCATGACGAATGTGTTGCTTACAAGAAAGTAGGTAACAAACTTACAGCAAATTCTGATGACATGGAAAAAATCAAAAGAATGGTGTCAGAAGAGTATTTTAAAAGAACATTTATTCCCTTAGAACATGGAACATAAACAACTAGTTTACAACTCTGTGACATGTCAAGAGTGTAATGAAACAATTGTGAGTTATCACAGACATGACTATAAAACCTGCTCTTGCCCTAATAATGCAATGGTAGATGGAGGTACATCTTATCTAAGATATGGTGCAAAAGATATGAGTAAAATCAAAATCTTTGCTGTGTATGCTGAAGATGACTTTGAAACTGTACGTAAATATGCTACACGCGGTGGTAGAGGTAAAGATGGAACAGAACCATTAAAATGGGTTCCACTTTATGAAATGAATGATGACTGGTTAGAAGCAGTTCTTGATTATGGAGGACCTGATTGGCATCTAGATCTTATTAAAAAAGAAATTCAATACAGAAAAGACCATGGAATCACAATTGAAGAAACTACCAAATAACTATGTAAGTACAGCACTTGCAATGGTTGGTATTAACGCAAAAGAAAATGTTGCTGGATTAATTCAAGACACTATTCATTCTCTTATAGAAATGGGTGGAGATTTTGATTTAGAAACAGCATCCAAACTTGTTGTAAAACATCAGTTTGAACCTGACAATAAACTTGTAGAACTAAAAGCACAATATCGTGTATTGAGTGAACTACATGATCCTAAAAGCACACATAGAACTCATAGAAAAATGGGTAAAATGTTAGAAGAAACTCTTAATGAAATTGAGTCATATACAAAATCATAGTTTATGGAACCACATGATGAAAGCGAATACATGTACATGATGCAAGCTGAAGCTTATAATCATGCAATAGGTATTGCAAATGCAGAAGCACTTGCACATTATGATTCTTTAAAAATGGATCAACTTCATGAAGAGATTGAAAATCTAGAAGCAGGTATGGAATCTGTAAAACGTTCAATTGAGTATCATCAAAACA